TTCTTCCCAAGTTGTTCGAGCATTGTAATCATCGCCTGGGGTCAGGATTCCATCGTGCTTTGCAACTACTTCTTGTTGCAGATTTTCAGCTTTAGGCATCTCATCAAACATTGCAAAGATTGCGTGCAGTGCTTGGCGTTCTTGCATCGTGATCGTTGGAATTGTCTCAATTGAGCCACCTATCAGTGTCCAAGCACCGCCTGATGGGTGGGTGGCACCGCCACTTGGCGCCGTGATTGTAAAGCCACCTTCGCTTCGCGTTTCGGCCCATACATCCACACCGCCGTTTTCGCCAGGCTTACGGGCAAGTTTCGTGTTGCCTGGCAAGGTTCCATCTGACACCCGATAAAGCCAATGAAGGCCGCCTGATGGTGTCAACTCCACATAACCGCTATTGAGGCGCTGCCACAAATCGCCAAGCCCTGAATTATTGGCAATCTCGGCCACATCAAGGTGCATTTTTTCGGCCACGGCGCGACCTTCAAGTTCAAGCATTTCAAGGTTGCCGCTAACACGGCCAGTAATGACACCAATGCCATCAACACCATCTTTGAACCAAGAAAGTAGTTCATCGGCAATGGGTAGATGCTCTTGGAATCCTTGCCAAGCAAATGCAGGTCGCTTGGAACCGTCATTGGCAGTTGGAACAACTGAGATGCCCTGAGCTAAAAAGCGCAAAGCAATTGGTAATAGATTACTCATTATGTTCCCCAGTTCGTTAATCTTGCGTGGCGTTACAGGAATCGAACCTGTTAGCACATCCCCCGATGTGTTCCCGTCTAGTAACCATTACAACGCCGATCTCTTGAGGTAGAAAGGACAAGCACCTCAAGAAGTTTAGTTAGTTGGTTTTGCTCCCAGTTGTGCTAACAATGCCTGCACCGCAGGGTCATTGATATTGGCACTGGCAGGTGCAGCCGCAGGCGCTGCACCCGCGTTGCCAATAAATGCGTTTGCCTTTGCCACTGCATCGGCATCGCCTGTTGCATCTATAAGAATCCACGGCGCAGACTTTCCAGGCTTTGCTTGGCCCTGTCCGATACGAGCCAATACCTTTTGGCCAATCTTTGTTTTTAATGCGTTCTTCAAAGCTACATTAAAGAACAAGACTGATTCGTGATTGAATCCTGTATCTAAATCATTGATGCGTACTTCAATTGCATCGGCATCACCGTGAACTGTTGGGATGCCAGTTTTGTATTCAATTGCTTCAAGAATCAACAGGTGGCCGTTTAGGTCTGCCACCTTTACTGATTCTGTATTATTGCTAGGTGCTGAAAAAGCCATTTGGCTTTCCCCCGTTTCTTTTGGTTTGGTGTTAGTTTGTTTCTAACTCTGTTGGCGGTGTCAATTCCGCTAGTTCTTTAGCGATGTCATTGATCGTTTTGGCTGGCATATTACAGGCGCAACCATCACGCTCACACATCAGTATCACCATTGCAGGCAACTGATAGATCAGTGCTGAAAGGTCGGTAATACGGACAATACATACACATTCGAGATGGTGTTGCAGGAATCAACGGCCACATAGCAGGATTTTCCTCAACATCAATTGTAGATAGCAATGAATACACCGAATCAAGGCGAGCAAGGGCATCAAGTGCTGCCTGCTCGTCATAATCAAAGAGTTCAATGTGCATATCGTCAATGGAACCGCCAGTTGGCAAGAAAACAAGGCCAACCTTATTTACTTGCACACCTTGCTGGGCTTTCCCATAGCCGTAAAGCTGAACCTGAGTAATCTGTTGGCTGGTAGCGCCTTCACTGCGCTTGGCTTTGACACCTGCAGGTGAAGTTGTTTTCCAGTCCAGCACATAACCTTTTTCGATGTCAAAAAGGTCAATGGTGCCTGAAAGATTGGCGCGAATCCTTACTTTCTGCTCAACCTCATATCGTTCAGGCAAGGCAGCGAAAATCTGCTCCAAAAAAGAGTGAATGGCGGTTCCGACATTTGCGCTCCAGGAACCGCCACCCGACTCATTTGCCTTATCCCAATCCAGCAACTTGTAAGCAAGCCTGCGAACACACTCTTGGCCAACTTCACTAGGTCCAATATAAACCTGTTGGCTTCGCGGTGACCACTTACTTGCTTCGCTGATTATGCCGCCAAGTTCAACGGCTAACTGTTGTGCTGGCGAGTTCAAAGGCGTAAAATTCATTTGTTAATCATCCTCGTTCACAATAGAGAACCTACGGGATGTAGATACTATCTCAAGTGCCTCTATTACTTGAACAGGTAGGATTTCACGGGCGCGTTTTGTGTCAAAGCGCCGTGATTCAACAAATGTGTAGCGAACAACAGGTCGGTTTAAGAACATACCCAATTGGTTATCGCCTAATGCTCGCTCAATGTGTGCGCGAGCAACATCTGCAACTTCTTGCAGTTCTTTGATCTTGGCTTGGGCAGATTTATACTGCTCCAACCAAGCGGCAGTGTTGGCATCAAAGTCCACCACGCCTGTTTCTATTTCTACGCTCATATTGACCCCCATCAATAAAAATTGTTGCGTTTGAAATGTTCCCACGCTCCGCAAGGACCGCTGGAACCGTACTTTCTGCCTATGTAGGCAAGTGCTGCAATCGTTTGAGCAACAGTTGATTTACTGCGCTTCATTCCAAGATTGCGATAAGTACCATCCAATAACTGTCCAACACCTGATGCGGTGCTAGTCGGATTATCCTTATCTTGCCAGGCGCTTTCCTTGCTCATAAGAAAGTTAAAACACCTGAACTGATGTGCAGTCAGTAGCTCGCGAGCCACTTCCTTTGGATTGACCTGCATTAGATGTGGCCGATCTTTGTAGATAACCACTTCAGGTACTGCAGGTTGAGCCATTATTGCTTGAACTAATAATGAAGTTCCTACGCTAACCACAACGATTAGTGCAAGCCTTCGGATGAGTCTTTTATCTGTTGGTGTAATGGTGTTGCTCCTTGTTCAGTTGCCAACCATTTGCTCACAACTCGCTTTGCATAACTCGGCGATGTGTTCAATTGGCCTGCAATTTCGTTGACAGATAACCCTTTTTTATGTAATTGAATAATGCCAAGTGCCATACCTTTGAAGGTGACACGCTTATCCTTTACAACTGCAGCATCTCTTTCGGCTGGCGATTTGCCACCCCAAATGCCGTGGGTTATTTGCTTTTCTAGTGCGTACTCCAAACACTCCTTTTCGTGAATACAACTTGTGCATATTGCTTTAAGTTGGTGCAGTCTTTCTGCCTCTTGTGTGCGATTATCAGGAAAGAACAAATTCTTATCCTTAATATCTGCACACTTAGCTTCAACAAATCGTGGTAGATCAACAAAGAAATCAAATGTGTTCAATGCTTTTCTGCTAACCATTGTTGAAGGTCCTGGATTACCCAGGCTTTTTCAATCCCAGCGTTTCGGCGCTTGAGAATGATGTAATGCAATGGCACCTCGGATAAACCGCGAGCCTTTGCGTAGTTTTCTGCCTCAACTTCAGCTTCACGCCAAAATTCAGGCAAACTTATTGTTTTACGATTCTTGAGTTCAAGAATGTATTGCTTGCCACCAATGATTGCGACTAAATCGCCTTCATCATTTTTACCTGCCTTTACCAAACGCTCACATAAGGCACCAGCACCGCGAAGCCAACGCATAACATCGGTTTCAAATTGTGCGCCTTTGCGCCCGTTGGGATTAGCCATTGAGTTACTTAACCGCCTTCAATGATGGGTAATTTGTGCCAGCCTCACGGCTGATGCGGGCAAACTTAACTGATCGAATCAAATCTTCAGCCAAAATAAGTGCTTCTTGCTCTGTCATATTGCAAATCAATGGCGCGTTCTCGCCTAGATTGTCGCGAGCATTATCGAGGTGTTCAAAGTAGTTTTCAGACTTCACGCTTCGATCTGCCGAATGGCGCAGTAAATCCAAATCATCTAATTCATAAGCGCCAACAACATCTTGGACTAAATCCTTCACGGCATCTTGTTCTTCAAGATAAAGGGCAATACTGCCATCTGAATGATTATGAATTGAAAATAGCGGTTCGCGTGCTTGCTTTTCAAAGTTCATCGGCCTTCACCGATCTCAAAAGCTGCAATGATGATTGCATAAAGGCAAATGATGCCTATGAATCCACACACTAAGCCTAACCAAAACATAGTTTTCCTTTCCGTTCAAAGTAGGTGCGCCCATACTACACACACTTGAACAGTGCAACGCTTAGACTCGCTGAACCTCAATCTGAAAAGGTTTGGCGGTGTTAATGTCATATTTAGCGGCAATGGCAAGTGCCTTGAGGATTTCAGCCCTGCCGACATTCGGCACCAGCCCCGCCAATGCGCCTAGCGCGTAGGCACTGCCTGAGCCGACCCCATACAGTCCATCTTCAGATTGGGTAACACTCAAGTCATCCCCAATTTCAAAGATATTGCCAGCAAATGCCAACAGGTATGAGTAACTGATTCCTTCTTTGGTGTAATCAAATCCCTGCAACTTAAATGCCGCAATGATGCTTGGGATGATCTTTCTGCCCATAAAGGTAACAGGGTTGGTGCCATCGTAGGCTGGTGGTGTCCAGTTATAGGTCAAAATATCCCCTGGGCGGCAATCACCGCTAACTGCCAAAAGGTACTTCTTTAGCTTTACAATCTTGGGTGTGCTGGGCGAAATGATGCGCTTATCCCCATCTGTCACCTGAGAGTCTGCCCCTAGAATGGCAAAATCAGGCCCCTGAAAGGCAATTAGCGTGGTCATTGCCCAAGTGTAGGGCAACGGTTTGAAATAAAGCCAAAACCAGTGCCAATGCTTCGCTTAGGCGGCGGTGGTGGCGGTGGTAAAAAAGCCAAAACCAGTGCCAATGCTTCGCTTAGGCGGCGGTGGTGGCGGTGGTAAAAAGCCAAAACCAGTGCCAATGCTTCGCTTAGGCGGCGGTGGTGGCGGTGGTAAAAACAAGCTGAACAAAGCGTGGAAACCCTAGCAATTCCCCAATTTCTTCGAGTTTCCACGCCTTGATCTGACCCTAACACGCCCAAATGTCGTTATCAAATTGTTATCAAAATATGAAGTCAATATTGCCCATTTGTATATACAGGTGCTATCTTTATCTCAATGGGGAACGGCCCCTAAGAACGGATAGCAAAAATGATTAAAACGGTTGAATTGGAATATACCGCTTACAACCTTGCAAAAATAGCACGCGATGTATGGGGAGATAACGCTACTGAATATCTTGCTGGCAGGTTAGAAAGTGTCATTACTTATAATCAAATGAAAGTTTTAATAGATAGCTTGAAGGCAGGCGCATAAATGTTTTCAACTAACTACATTTGCAAGTGCAACGCCTGCAAAGAAACATTTGAATCAGTTATGAAAGTCAACCTATGCCTGCCTTGTTTTGAGGCATACCTAGCGAATTTGGAGAATAACTAAAATGGGTGCTATGAAATCTTTGGTAATTGATATTGCTGACACTATGTATCAAATCAGCCGTGATCTAAACGAAGCAAGTGAAACATCAGATTTTGACGAGATGAAGCAATCACTTCGTAGGGCAATTGTGAACTCTGCCCTGACCATTGCTCACATTGAAGAATTGGAGCGTTAAGATGCTTACAAAGCGTGGCAAGCAAGTACGAGCAGTTGCAATTGCAGTTGGCTTAATCGTCATTTGGCAAGTTGCCAGCAACCTTTGGTGGGTTGGCATTGATGCACCCAGCGCAGAGTTTCTTGGCTGGTGCTGGGGTTCAATGACTGAGTGTGTGGTTCTATGACCCCATTGCGATCAATCCGCATTGATTCCGAGTTGTGGCAATCAGCTTTAGAAAAAGCGCGAAATGAAGGCACTACTGCAACTGCAATCATCATTCAAGCATTGCGTGAATACATCAAGTAATTAAAGAAACGAAAAACCCCCCGCAGGAACGGCTGCAGGGGGTTTTTCTATGGGGGCGTTTTAGCGCCTAAACTTAACTTGTAGCGATCTCGCCAGCAATTGAAAAATATGCAGCGCCATCTACAAAACTATCAAGATGATCAGGTGTTTCAATAACACGGGCAACTTTAACAAGTGCAAGACACATCGCAGCTTGAGATGGAGAAATTTCTTGCTCTAAATAGATTGACCACAAACCTGCAATGCGCTGATGATTTGTAAGCGGCTTGCCATAATTCTTGTTTCTGTCACCGTGAGTAAGGCGTTTGGCTTCATCTAGTATTTCGCCTCTATCCATTTGAATCCCCCATCTGATACCAGCCATCACCCCAAAGGGTTAACAGGCGCTTAAAGTAAGCCTCATATTGAAGGCCGATAGTATCAAGGTTATACAAGGAAACTGCACGATTGCGGATTTTGGCCCGATCTAGGTATTTGACCCCTTCGGCTGCCTGCATAAATTCAGCCAAAGTACGGCA